GCATGACAATGTACTATACAGAACTAGATGGTGCTGAACCAACAGTATCTATGCAAGTAGGTGGTATCAAGTATACATTTACTAATGATTCACTTACAAAACTAATAGAAGAGAAAGAACAACTTAAAATAGAACTAGCACAAGTTGAACGCAAGTTTAAGAGTGCACAGTTTGATGTAAGAGAACACTTTCAATCTAGATACGAAACAGACCAATCAGAAATCTTATCTGAAGTAGATGATGTTAATAGTCTGCTCATCAACATAGGTGCTGAAGCATTAACTAAATCATGGTCAGCAACAGTGACTATCACAGCCACAGTTACAGGTATAGAAGCACCTAATAAAGATACAGCAGAAGATATCATCAAAGATAACATTGAACTTAACCTAACCACAGATGGCGACATTTGGTTAGATGATGTGTCAATGGACTCAGCGTATCCTGAAGCCTAGTGTGATACACTAATCTTGAGCAGCCCTAGTTTCGGCTATCTCCTTTCTTAGGGCTGACTCATAAAGGAGACCATCATAGAAATAGATAGAGATAGATATGGCAGGCCATTAGTAGTACCACCCAATGGTGGTAAGCCAATTGCCTATACACGTGCAACAACAATTGCTAACTCATTAGATGATGCATCAGCATTAGTAGCATGGAAAATGCGGATGGCTGCGATAGGTTTAACAACCAGACCAGATATATTATTATCTATTACTGCAGCACAAGAAGATAAAATGGCTGTTAATTCTTTGATTGAAGATGCTATGCAAGTAGCAGGTGCAAACAAAGCAGCCAACATTGGTACAGCAATCCATTCATTTGCTGAACAGTTAGATTTAGGACATGACTTAGGAGTGGTGCCACCAGAGTGGATGCCAGATGTAAAAGCCTATGAACATGCAACTAAAATTCTCAACAACAAGTTCATTGAACAGTTTAGTGTGTTTGACAAGTACAAAATTGCTGGCACACCAGACAGAGTTGTTGAGTATAACGGCGAGTTATTTATTGCAGATATTAAGACTGGTCGCATAGACCATCCAAGTAATATTGCAATACAGTTAGCAATATATGCTAACGGCTTGCCGTATGATACTGCCACGGCAAGCCGTGGTACATGGGGCAAAGTAAACAAAGATAAAGCAATCATTATTCATTTACCCGCAGGCACGGGCACGTGCAAGTTAGTGTGGATAGATATTAAAGAAGGCTTAAAAGGTTTACAATTAGCCATGAAAGCAAGAAAGTGGAGAGACCAGAAGGGTTTAACCACTACATTTGAATAGGAGAAAAATGAGTAGCACTGAATCACCAATCAGTATCAACCTCAAAACAGCAGGAGGTACGCAAATAACTTTGCGTGCAGATACAGCAGACCAGTTTGCTGACATGATTGCACAAGGTATACATATCATTACCGATGCAGTTACAGAAGTAGAACTAGCAGTAAAAGGTACATCGGCAAACAAGCCAATGTCCGTATCAGATATTGCTTCTAGTTTTAATTCAAACATTTCATCCAATGAATCAGGTGGAGAAGAAACAGTAGAAGATAAATGGGGCAACACTTGGGTATATAACAAGCCAGGTGCACCATCTTGTGAAAGAGGTGTAATGGTTCTAAAGTATGGCAAAGCACAGGCAACAGGCAAGCCATACAAAGCGTTCTATGACCCAGCAGCAGCACCAAATTGGACAGGACCAAAGATTCCTGCCGAACTACGTACTAAGCCTATTTTTGCTTAGTAATTAACAGTAGACGGGGCGTGGGGTATAGCCCTTCGCCCCGTTTATATTAAAGGAGAGAGATGAAAACATTAATAAGAAGTGTTAACAACACTAATGTAGGTGGTGAGCCATTACCTGCCGTGTTTAAAGTGTTTGAAAATGCGGGAATGATATTACGCAGAGCAGAAGTAACAGTAATAGCAGGTACTCCAGGTGCAGGTAAGTCATCAATTGCTTTGGCAATTGCAGCAAAAACTAAACTGCCAACTCTTTACTTCAGTGCAGATACCAATGCACATACCATGGCAATGAGATTGATTGCTATGACTGGCAACATAAGTCAACAACAAGCAGAACAATTAATTAAAAGACAACCAGAAAAAGCAAAAGAAGTATTAGCCAATGGCAATCATTTGTTTTGGTGTTTTGAATCAAGCCCAACATTAAAAGATTTAGATGAAGAAGTGTCAGCATTTGAAACTATTTGGGGTAGAAGCCCAGCACTTATTGTTGTAGATAACCTAATGGATATAGCAATGGATGGACACGATGAGTTTGGTGGTATGCGTGCAGCCATGAAAGAACTCAAGTATCTAGCCAGAGATACAAACGCAGCACTGCTTGTATTACACCATACTAAAGAAGGATATGAAGGTAGTCCATGTCAACCACGCTCATCAATCCAAGGTTTAGTTAACCAGATACCAGCAATGGTATTAACTATTGGTCAGATGAAACAAGGAGATATGAATTACTTATGTGTAGCAGCAGTTAAAAATCGTTATGGTAAGGCCGACCAAACAGGTAACAACTATGTTACCCTTGCATTTAATCCTGAATCTATGTATTTAGATGATGTTATGATTAGGTATATATCTAATCAAGAGGAGTTATTATGAGTAATCCGCGCAAAGCAAAGGGTTCCAGTGCAGAAAGAGATGTAGTTAATTGGTTAAAAAAATGGTATCCATATGTAGAGCGTAGAATTGCAGGTGCACACCTAGATAAGGGAGATATAGCAGGGGTCAATGGTGTAGTTATAGAAGTAAAAAACCATAAACGAATAGACCTATCTGCATGGGTAAAAGAATTAGAAATAGAAATTAAAAATGATAAAGCATGGACAGGTGTAGTAATACACAAACGAATAGGTAAAGGAGATGTAGGAGAATGGTACGCAACAATGCCAGCAAAAATATGGATAGAATTAATTAGGAAGATTAATGGACAAGCATGATATATCTGCCTACTTAACGCACGTAGGCGCCACCCTGCCAGCAGTGGGGCATGGTTGGCGCAAAATGAAATGCCCATTTCACGGTGATAAACACGCATCAGCAGCCATCAATTATGATGAGAATAGATTTAAATGTTTTGGTTGCGAAGTATCAGGAGATGTATACGACTTAATAATCTATAAAGAAGGAGGTAATTATATTGAGGCTATCAAATTCGCAGAGGGCATATCTCTTGCAGGCAACAGACCAGTACGCAAAGGACCTGCATCTGGCGGAAGAGTATCTTTCAACTCGGCATCTATCGGTAGAAGAGGGCAGAAGTTTTAATCTAGGTGTAGTAGCAAACCCATTACCAGGGCATGAGACTTACAAGAATAGATTAGCAATCCCTTACATCACACCATCAGGTGTAGTAGATATAAGATTTAGAACTATGAATAATAATGATGACCCTAAGTATATGGGTATGCCTGGTGCTAAGACCACAATGTTTAATGCACAAGTAGTACTAACAGCAGGTTCTTATATATGTGTAACCGAAGGTGAACTAGACACGGTTGTTTTGTCAGTCAAAACAGGACACCCATCAGTTGGTATACCTGGAGTTAACAATTGGAGACCATACTATGCAAAAATACTAGATGATTTTGAAACAGTAATTGTATTAGCAGATGGTGATAATGCTGGCTTAGAGTTTGGTAAAAGACTAAGCAGAGAACTACACAATGTTAATTTATTGCAAATGCCAGAAGGGCATGATGTAAACAGCATCATAGTACAGGAAGGAAAGGAGTGGCTAGATGAGCGAATCAGAAAATGTTTGGGACAATCCTGAAGATTTTTGGAAGCATGTAAAATCTAATAAAAAATTAGTTGGCATAGCAGTATCTGATGAGCAAGGATTAGATATTTTAAATGCATTAAGAGATATCTATTTAAGAATAGATGAAGAACCAGAAGATGCAAAACAAATGTTAACTATGTTAGGTATAATATTGTTAGCAAGTAGCAATGGACAAGGAGAAGTTATTAGTAATGAAATAGCAGTGCAAGCAGCAATGGAAGAGTTTGATATACATATGAATAGGATGTTAAATGAAAAATCCGAGTGATGTTGATGTAATACTTAATGAGTTGCGTAGTATTATGATGAAGAAGCAGGAAGATTATGGTCCTCTGAACATAGCCCTTGCTCCTGGTGGGGCTATGAATGGGCTGCGTGTCAGGATGTATGACAAGTTGGCTAGGTTAAATAACTTGGCTGATAAAGACGCCACGCCCAACTTTGAATCTATTGAGGATACCCTGATAGACCTGGCTAACTATGCCATAATAGGACTATTGGTACAAAGAGGACAATGGGAGGGCATCCACAATGTGGAAGATTAGAAATCCATTTTACTGGATAGATACACCCAGACAAATTATACTTGTAGTTTGTTATGGTTGTTCCAAAAATTTTGAAATACATATAAATAATGTTCGAGTATATAATTATTGTGGTAATTGTAAATAAATGAATCAAGAGTGGGTACAAGAATATGATTTGCTTGTGTCCACCCTTGGCATGGAATACGCCAGAAAATATTCTATAATTGAGCCAGCAGATGTAAGACAAATCTTATGGCTCTGGTTTGTTACACATCCAAATAAATATACAGAGTGGTCTAAGTTACCACCTAAAGATAAAGAAAAACTTATTGCTAAATCATTACGCAATGCAGCCATAACTTATTGTGAAAAAGAAAAAGCCCGTAAGTTTGGCTACGATATGGTTGACCTTTACTACTATGACTCATCAGTTATTGAAGCATTTCTTCCATCTATTTTGGCAGATAGTTATGAAATACCAAGTAAAATACAAGATCTTAACTTTCAGTTTGGTAAATCAAGTGAGGTTACAGATGGAACTAACTGGCTAGTACTCAGGTCAGATATAGAAAAAGCATTTAACCAGTTGCCAGAGGCCAAACAAAATATTTTAAGATTAAAATTTACAGTAGAAAATTGCGAGTGGACGGAACTTGGTAAAGAATTAAATACTTCTGCTGATGGTGCACGCATGAGAGTTAACCGTGCAATTAATTCTTTAATCAGAATACTAGGGGGTTGGAGGTCGTTTAATGATACAGATAATCTTGTGGATAAAGAACAAAATGAAGAAGAAGATGACACAAGAGCCTAAAGAAATAAAAGATTTATTTCAAAAAGACTACAGTAATTCTATGGACCTGCGTGGTAATCCAATAGGAGATATATGTGTATGTGGTTCACAATTGTTTACAGCCATATTAGCCTTTGAAGAAGGTGAAATAGCATTTTACTTTTTAGATGGTGAATGTGTAGACTGTGGCTCACTAGTAACCCTACCCACCCCAATAGATAATATAGGAATGGATTGTGACTAATGTGTTATCGTAATTTTTTATGTTCTTTTTGTTTTAATACAAGAGAATTGTGGATATACCATAAGAAATATCAAAAATATATAGTAAGATGTATCTGTTATAAGCCAATGCAGGAGGTCATTTAATAATGCCATACTATGATTTTGAATGTAAAACTTGCACTAAAGTAATGGAAGTTACTGACCCTACTCCACCACCATGCACCTGTTGCGGTAACCTAATGGTTCGTGTATGGTCTCCAATACCAACGCACTTCAAAGGAAGTGGCTTTTATTCTACGGGGGGCTAGTGAGATTTAGTGATACGCCAGCATGTAATGGTATTGATGTAGAGGTATTTTTTAATGTAATCAAGGGCTGGATAATGACCTTTTTCTTCTGTAAAAAATATCTCTA